GTCGGCAGCGTCAGATGTGTATAAGAGACAGTCCCTTAACATAGCGATTAATGGGGGGGCATATATAAAAAAATTTTTCTTTTACCAATTACTTTATTGCTTAGCTCATAGTTTAATAGCAAGCCATATCAATAACCATAGCAATACGAGCATTGGATTAATAGCCAATAGCAATAACAACAATGCTATACTTGGACTAATGAACAACATAATAATAATAAATAATAGTATAATCATTCGCTTCTCCCTTATCTTATAGCAGTAGTAGGAATCGAACCAACGTTTACCATTAGACTATATCGCTAACTATGACTACCTCATCTTGTTATTCCTAACTATCAGTAGCAGGTATCTTATTATAGAGCAGTAGGGATTCGAACCCTACACCATATTAGTACAACTTATTACTCTAACCAGCTGTCACTTAGTTATGCCTGTGACACTTTAATACACTAGGACTTTCGTTAGCTGATATAACCGTGCACCAGTTATCTGTATAGTTGTGCCAAGGTACTGCGCAATAGCTTAGCACTTCTTCTATGGACTATACACCACTCATCAGGATAGCTGGACTCGAACCAACACTACATGTTACCAAAACACGCATGCTACCATTAACACTATATCCTGTTACCATATGCCATAAGAACTATAACTTATAACATATAATAAAATAAAGGAGAACACGAACAGTAGGAATCGAACCCACGTTTACAGGTTTGGAATCTGTAGCATTACCACTATACTATGTTCGCAATATGCAAAGGGCTGTTGGTTTATTTACTCACTTAACCAAGGCCAACTAATATATTCACGTTACCTTGCACCCTCTGCTTGGCTGTTAACTCTATAACATTTAAGTACCGTCAATCAGTACACCTGTTCTTTTAATTCAATATGTTTAATACTCCAGCCACTACCAATAAGATAGATGTAAACACACTCAATGCAATAGCTAGATAGTCATGGCGATAATACCACTCCTTAAAGTTGGTAACTGAACCTACACCATATAAAATGCCTAGAATAATCAAGGCAATATTAATTACAATCATTTATTCTCCTGACTTTCTACATAGAGTAAGATACAAAAGGCGTCAGCTTGGTCATCATTGATATCATTATCAGGTACTATGTTATAGCTCTTAAGTATCTCAATGCTTTGTTCTTTTCTTGCTTTGCTTTTACCTTTGATAAGATGATAACCGCACCATTTGGAATTAGGTATATCAACATAGCCAATGTTATGACGGTTACGCATGACTCCTAAGAATGAACCGTTAGCTCTAATCAATGAGATGTTACCCTTAGACTTGAACGTGATAATAGGTTCTTCAATATAAATAAAATAATCAAATAAGTTATAATGCTCAATGACTTCTGTTATACCGTCAGCAATTAGTTTTGCACGTTCCAAAGGGTCTTTACTTTTACCACCTGCAATTGAACCGACTACATACTCATTTGTCAAAGGATTGCGAAACGCATAACCAGTATTAGAAGTGCTAAAGTCAATAGCTAAGGCTTTGCTCATAAATCAGAACTCAATTCAATATAAAGCTCTTTAGTAATTTCTCCAATATCAAATAAGTGCTTAACATAATGTTCATATTCAATTGGAGCTAAAACTTCTTTTTGTGCTAAAATATGTTCTTTATTCATTTCTTTATTCTCCCTTAAAAATTAAAGCTGTATCAAGATTAATCAAACCACATTCAACAGCGTTAAGTAAGAATTCGTTAAAGTCAACTTCTGACAATGTTTCTTGCTTAAATAATAGCTGTTCTTCTGTCATTTGCTTTCCTCTCTTAACTTCTGTATTTATTATAGCATATCCACTTTTTGGAGTAGTGTTATCCTCTGTTATGTAAGATATGATTGACTTTGTAGGCATTTTATGTTATACTCTTTATAGGAGGTAACTATGGCTAGAGATAAATATTTAATGTACTTACGACAGCAGGAATACAAGAAACGCATTAAACTTAAAGTAGATAATACAAGAGCTAGAATGAACAGAGAATACATGAATCAGCCAGCAACAGACAAGAAAACATTAGAACTATGGAACAATCAGCCAGCAATACATTTTGATTTAGGGAAAAATAAATAAATTATATTAAAAAATAAATCAGCCCCTTAGGGCTTTTGTTTCACGCTTGACCGAAATTTGACTAGAAGTGGCAGAATGTAAGTGCATTGAGTGTCCTGTTTGTAAAGTATGGTATCAGTAAGCACAATCAGCTTATTGTTTGTAAGATTTCTAAAGGAATTCCGGAGTGTTTGATAATCTTTTTATCTTGTACTGGAATTGTGAAAGGTTTAAGAAAACAAGAGTAAAGACCATTGTATAGCGATTTGTAATTTACATAACATGGGATAACTCAAAGTGTAAAATGTGATATGTTAAAATATAAAATATCTAATAGTTGACAAGATTAAAAAGTTTTGTTATTATTATCTAAGTTAATTAAATAATTAGTTACTGAATGACTTGTGGCTAATGTACATAGAGAATTCAATATTGAATAAAGTTGAAAATATCGAAAGTCATTTATAATCTTACGCTTGAGGGTCAGGATAGTTGCTTAAAACCTAGACTCAATTGAAAATGTGATTACTTTACAAATAGCCTAGAGCGTAGCATGAAATAAAAGATTATGAGTTCCATGAGTGTCGTGAACAGAAACACTCCGTGACGCGTAGAAGTCTGACAGAGTTATTTATAGAAAAGTTTTGAAATTAAGTAGTCTTTTCTTTTAACTTGCTGGGATTATACGACACGATAAGGGCTAAGGGCTATCTAAAAAAGTAGCACGGAATAGAATTTTTATAATTACAACTACTAAAAGAAGAAAGAAAAAATAATGAGTTATACAACAAAGCACAAACCTTACAAACGAAAAAGTATTAAATGTAGTGGTTGTGGCTGTTCAATATCACATTGCATGGACTTAAAAAAAGAACAACTTAGAATAAAAAGTTTAAAAAAAGAAGTTGTAAAAGAATATATTCATGTAGATAACCCTAAATGTAAACATTGCATTAAATAGCACTTAAGGCTTGACTTTTCAAGTCTTTTTTGCTATTATATACTAAAGGAGAATTAAAAAGTGACCAATATATTTGAAAAAGTACAGACAGCTAAGCACTTAAAAGAGCGAGAAGACTTAATAAATTTAAAAGATGACTGGCTTATTGATACTTTAATGCCAAGTTCACAAGCTGGAATACTTGTAGCTCCGTTTAAGTCGTTTAAAAGCTCTCTAGCAATGCACATGGCTTTAATGGTATCGCAAGGGTTACCTTTTTTTGGTTATGATACAAAGCGTAGTAAGACGCTATACATCGACAATGAGGACACGGACAGAGAACTAAACAAAAGGCTTAGAAATAAAGACACTGCACCAGAAGACTTGCATTTCTTAACAGGTGGCGAGTTTATGCTTGATGATTCGCACCACATGAACTTATTATATGAATACATTAAAGAAAATGATATAAAATTCGTGATCTTGGATAATTTAATGACAATGTTAAGAAATGGAGACATTATCTACGGTAAAGACTTTGAACCAATGCTTAGGAGAATTACACGCTTAAAGTTGCTTTTCCAAGACGTTACTTTCTTGTTAGTAGCTCATGCAAACAAATCAGCTTATGCAAACTCAATGGACGATAAAGCCTATATGGTAAAACCTAGTGACGCCTTAGGTGGTTCTACTCTTACAGCTTGGGCGGAGTTTATGCTGATGTTAAGCCCTAAACGTGGAAAACATAACGACTTCTCTAAGCTATCAGTAAAAGCGCGTGGTTACCAGTTTGATGATGATTTAAACTTTTCTTACGTTGATTCAGTATTTACTTGCGTTAATAAATCAAAAAAAGAACCCGATAGCGAACTAGTTGAAAAAGTAAAGGCTGAAACTCCAATCGAGACGACTAAGGAATCAGCACAGGCTTTCTTAGACTTAGCTAAAGAGCAAGGAAAAGTAATAGAAAATGAGTGATAAAAAATACGTTGTTTATTACCATGAAAAAGTAAATGAATACTTCTATGACTATTGTTCAAGGTTTAACATGAATGAACAATATTCAAAACCTGTTTTATATAGTGATGACTTTGAATTAATAGAGAGAGCAAAAAATGAACTCAATGAACGACTACAAGAACAAAGCTATTAATTTACACGCTGAAGTGTATGGCTGGTTATATCGTGCATTAGATGAAATGGTAAAAGCAGAATGGCATAATGACGAACTTTTCAAAGTATGGCTTGGACGTGCTGAATTTCTAGTCAGACAGTCAAAGAAATTGCATATAGCTTGTGAAAATGATTACTCTAAGCGTGCATTGATTAAAGCATTGCAATTAAAAGTAGAAATAAATGAAAAAATATCATCTAATATTTGACAACGATAATTAATTTTGGTATAATAGTATATATAGAAATAAAGGAGAACTAATAAATGGTAGTTAAATTAACGCAAGAACAAGCTGATTTTCTTAAAACTTTTGGAAACCTTGAAGATGAAATAAACAAAAAACGAGCGCTTTGTCACATCACTCGTTTTGGTTATGGATACAATTGGATAGGCGGCGTTAAATATCCAAGTAGTGCTTTTGAGTGTTACGAGCAATCGAAAATGGTTGAAGCTGTCATTAACGGTTATGAAGTTATTGAACCTAAATTTAAGTTTTATAACTTTTCTGATAGTAGCGGAGGAACTGCATTATATTATGCTGGACAGTCTAGACAATTAACAAAATTCGAACAAGACGCTCTTGAAGTTAAAGAAGGCAGCGAGGAATATAAAGCCTTGTTAGCTTTAGGTTTCGTTGAAGAAGAAGTATGATAACATCTTTCCAAAGTTTAGCTGAAAGGCGATTAATGACTCTCAATTATCACAAAAAAGATAGTCAACAGTACATCAACAGTTTAAATTACTTTGAATATGCTCGAATGTACTTCGAGAAAAATGGCTTTCCTGATGATAACAGACGAGTTTATCAAAGTGGCAAACGAAAAGGGCAAAAAGTTGGCTGGTCTGATAAAGAGGAAAAACAGCAGAAAGAAGATATTAGAAAGTTCATATATGAAAAGCAACTTCAAAAGTTTAAAAGCAAGAGAAAAAGCTAGTAAACATTATGCTAGAGGCGTCAGAAAGCTGTCTAAAGAGCTTGAAGAGATGAACGAAGTAAAGTATAGGGCAGAACCTAACGAGTGCCTGTATGGCTTAATAAATGACTTGTGGAACTACTGGGACGACGGATACATTTTACCAATGCTTAAGTATAATATTGAAATTACAAGACAAGGCGATGTATTCATTGTAGAAAGAGGAGAAAATGGAAACAATTAATATTAAATTTGATGAAAAACAGCTTGAAGAAGTTGTGATAAAAGCCTTAGAGCTTAAAAACCAAGGCTGGAAAGAAGAAGTTATCGAATGAGCGAAGTTGAAACTTTTGTTAAAATTGAGGGTTTTGATAATTATGAAGTATCTAATCTAGGCAAAGTTAGAAATATAAAAAGCGGAAGAATACTTAAACCTTTTCCTAATAGAGATGGATATTTAGGGCATTCCTTATGTGAAAATAATAAAAGGAAGTATCTATATTTACACAGAATTATAGCGACTGCTTTTATAGATAACCCTGAAGAAAAGCCTCAAGTTAACCATATTGATGAAAATAAGACAAACAATGACTTAAGTAACCTTGAATGGTGCACTGCAAAAGAAAACCTCATACATGGCACTAGAACAAAAAGGGCTGCTGAAAAACGCTTTAAAAAAGTTATTCAATTAGACTTAAATGACAATGTATTAAATGAATTTGAATCAATGACACAAGCTGAGAAAAAAACAGGAGTCTTATTAAAGTATATAAGCCGTTGTTGCAACGGAAGAAGCAAAAGCGCTGGCGGATTTAAGTGGAGGAAAAAATGAGCGTATTTGAAACCTTAAGTGTCATCAATGTTAATGACAAAAAGAGCAAAAAAAACAATCTTGATTATCTTAGTTGGGCGTTTGCATGGGCAGAAGTTAAAAAAGTATATCCAGAAGCTAACAGTAAAGTTTATGAAAATGAACAAGGGTTAAATTATCACACAGACGGTCACACAGCTTGGGTTAAGGTTGGTATGACTATTGAGGGCTTAGAACACATCGAGTATCTACCTGTTATGGACTATCGTAACCAATCTATCCCAGTTGAAAAAATTACTTCAATGGACGTAAATAAAGCCATTCAACGCGGACTAGTTAAGGCGATCGCTCGTCATGGTTTAGGGCTATACATTTACGCAAATGAAGATTTGCCCGACTTGACAGAAGAGCAGAAAGAACTTGAAGCTGAAAAACAACGACTTCGTGAGATCCAACCACTTATTAAACGAGCTGAACAACTAGGATATAAAAATATCGACAGCTTAAAAAATAAGACTAAAAAAGAAATTACTGACATCATGACAATTTGGCTAGCACAGCAAGAAGCAGAAAAAGGGGAATAATAAATGGCAATCATTACAGTTACAGCACAAGCGAACGAAAAAAATACACGTACAGTAAATACAGCAAAAGGCGATAAGAAAATTATTTCTGTTCCATTGTTTGAAAAAGAAAAAGGGTCTAGCGTAAAAGTCGCGTATGGTTCGGCTTTCTTGCCTGACTTCATTCAATTAGGCGACACCATAACGGTCAGCGGTCGTGTACAAGCCAAGGAATCAGGCGAATACGTAAATTATAACTTTGTTTTCCCTACTGTTGAAAAAGTGTTTATCACTAATGATAACAATAGTCAATCACAAGCTAAACAGGACTTATTTGGAAAATCTGAACCAATTGAAGTTGATGAATCAGAACTTCCTTTCTAGAAAGTTGGTTACATGTACACAGAAGAAGAGAGAGAGCAAATTATCGACATCGTGGATAAAATGAGCTTATTAAGACAAGACTTTGACGGAGCTTTCACTTGGATCAAGGAAAATGTATCAATGCCATTTGACTTTGACGGAGAACAGCAATTTATATCAGACTTGAAACAGTTAGTTAAGATTAACGCTTTGAAGTTTGGTAAAATATATGAGGGAGTATTAAATTGAAAAGAAAATTAAAGATTTATACAAGTTATGGAAAACAAGATAATGAAATTTTAAGTGATGAAGAAATGTTCAATAGTCAAGAAGAACTAGATTGTTATCTTGGTGAAGCGTACAATACCGAAGAATTAGTCGGAAAGTTCGATTTCAACGACACAAAAACACAAAGTGAATATATTTATAGAGACGGTGGAGATTGGGACGAACCAACTGGTTTCACTTATGAGTTAGTTAGTTATGAAAGTGAATTAAATGAAATTAATAAAGGAATTGAAAAATTAAAAGCTAAAACTGAAAATTTAATGAAAGAATATAATTAAATGATAAAGGGGAATAAATTGACAACATTACGCGAACTACACAAAAAACTTAAAATCAAACAAACGCTTGACAACTACGTACGAAACACAAATAAAAAATACAAGTATAACTTTGTTCCTGATGAAATTCTTGGCGAGGGAATGGCTAAACTGATCGAGCTTAACACTCAAGGTAAACTTGGACGACATGCACAGCAAATTGCTTATATCAATCATAACTTGAGCTTACAGCGACAAAAGGAACAACTGGAACAAGCTAACGAACGACTTGCTAAACGTGCTGAGAAAGCCCAAAAATTGCTTGACACAGAACTTTTGAAAGATAGCTACATCGAAACACTTGAAATGTTTAGTAAATTCAATTCAGCAAAACAATATACTATGTGGGACGACCTAGAAACTCCAACTAAAGTGATTGAGTTCATGGAAAAAAACGGTGTGAAGCAAGGTAAATGGCTACGTCCTGAAGGAGTTGAGGCTTGGTTTAAGGAAAGAATTATTTGGTTCAAGAATAAATTGAAAGAACAATAACATCATATAAGACTTTAGGCTTTACAGCTTAGAGTTTTTTTGATATAATAGTATATAAAATAAACTAGAAAGGTAACAATGGAAAGAAAATACTTTAACGACAAAAGATATTGCCATTGCTTCGATATACCAACGAGTGATGGCTTGGGAGTTTGCAAAGGTTGCAGGGGATACGTGAACATCTGTTATAGTTGCGATCGCTGTTTACATTGCTGGTTTACATCGCAGGTTGAACTGTTTACCGAATATGATGAACCTAAGTTGCTGGTACTTATAGAAAAATGGAATAAATTATATCAAACTAGAAAGACAAGGAACAGTTAATATTTGACAAAGGAAAAGCAATTTGATAGAATGTAATTATGAAAGAGGTGCAGAGATGACAACCGAAGAAATAGTGCAAAACTATCAAGTGAAATTGTTAAAGATTATATTTAAAGAGATTGATAGCCTGATGAAGAAAAAAGAAAAGGCTGATATTAACGCACAAAAACTTGCTGAAAATGGGTACTCTGTGAGAACGTCAGCACATTGGAAGTCATTAGGAAACGCAGAGTTTTACATTAAAGAGATGTATGAAAAGTTTGACGCTTTAGCTGAAATTGATAGACTATTCCATTGGTCAAGTCGTTTACATCAAGAGCAATTGCAATTTGTTAGTAAATACCCTAAAGTTATGGAAAAATACAGACAATCAAATTAAGGAGAACAAAATGAAAGTATATGTTTTGAGCGGAGATACATATTGTGGAAGCTGGGGTTCAGAAATAAGCCTTTTCGGAGTATTCTCAAACAAAGAGGAAGCTGAAAAACTAGCTGATAAAATACAATGTGACATTTCTATTGTGAATATTGATGAAGTTGAAGAACCTAAATACTTAGGAGGATATTGCGAATGAAAGATACAGTAAAAACTTTAATGATAGTTGCAGGTGTCGGATTGACACTTATCGCTATCACTTGGGTGGGTATGCTTGCAACGTTGCTTATTGCATGGCTTGGAGGTAACATCTAAATGAATTTTAAAGAAAATAAGCACTATGCCAATGAATACGGTGTGGAACTTAATGAATACTTGAAACATAATTTTAACTACGAAGAGCTTACTGGTTGGTATACAATGCAAGTATTGAAGTATCTAGTAAGAGCTGGCAAGAAAGAGGGAGAAAGCTACGACAAAGACCGTAACAAGGCTTTAGACTATGCCAAAGAACTAGCTAACTTAAGTAACGAGAATGAGCTTACAGAGTACACTACTGATGATATTATGGGCTTTATACAAGAACTAGCTGATGATTTTGAACGCTGGGAAGGAATAAAATAATTAAAAATAGTTAATGTTTGACAGCATTGACTTTTTTTGATATTATAGTCTTATAGAAATAAAGGAGAGCAAAACAATGATAGTATTAACAACTATAAATACGATTTGGAGTAATGCAAGATGGTAAAATGGATACAAAAGAAAGCGAAGATTAAAGCTGATAGAGAGGATGATTTAAAGACAAAAATTTTAAAAGCACGTGGGATTCCCTTGGAAGACCATCAAGAGTTTTTGTTTCCTGATGAAAAGTGGGAAAATCATCCTTTTGAAATCCGTAATGTAGAGAGGGCTGTTAATCGTATCTTAGAGGGTATCGCAGACAAAGAAACAATTGTAGTAAGTGGAGACCCTGATGTAGACGGAATCACAGCAACAGCTATTATGTTTAACCGATTGAAAGCATTACAAGATTTTAATGAGTTTAACTTAGATTACATCTATCCTCAACGTGATACAGGCCATGGATTGTATGGTCAATTATCAGTTCAAGACCATTGGTTAAATAAAGCGGAAAAGGCAAAGGCTGAAAAAGATAAAGAAAGTCTTGCGAAGTGGGAAAAACTTATTGACCTTAGTCGTTCAAACATTGAAAAGACAAAAGTAGCTGACATTCTCATTGTTTTGGATAGTTCAAGTAATGACTTAGAAGGTGTTGAACGTGCTCGAACATTGAATCCTGATTTAGATATTATTATCTTAGACCACCATGAGTTCGATTCTAAAGAGATTGCGAATAAAATGGATAAGGAAGTTATCTTGTGCAACCCCCATCATCACCTAGATGAATCAGTCAATAAAGATTTATCAGGTGCTGGTATGGCTTATAAAGTAGCCAAAGGAATTGATGATGTCTTAGGTGATGATGGATTTTCTAATCAATTTCGTGATTTAGTCGCAATCGGTTTGGTGGGAGATATGATGAGTGTTCTTAATTTTGAGAACCGTTACCTTATCTCGCAAGGGCTACAAAATGTTAATAACGTTGGGCTATCACGTATCCTTAAAGGTGCTAAAATTAATACATACCGATACAATACAAAAGATATTGGGTATAGTATTGCGCCATTGATTAACTCATCTGCTCGTATGGGGGAGATTGAGCTTGCTTTTCAAATTTTGATGGTAGATAATGATACTGATGCTAAAAAACTCCGTCTTAAAATGGATAAATTAAATAAGAAACGTCAAGAAACTCAAAAAGCAGTCATGCAAAAATATGAAGATACTCAAAATATGGAAGACAAGATTGTCATTGTTATTGATTCAGAATCAAACAAAGGTATGAATGGTCTAGTAGCTCAGAATATTGCTCAAAAATATCGTCGTCCATGTTTCGTTGTTACAGAGGGAAAAGATGGAGTCTGTCGTGGTTCAGGTCGTTCTTATGGTGGTTTTAATACTAATGAGTTCTTGAGTGAATTAGATTTCGTAGAAGCACAAGGACATGGACAAGCTCACGGATTAAATTTCCCTCTTGACCGTTTAGATGATTTAAAAGAGTATATCGAAGAAAACATGCCAGACAATCTTGAGACAGAACAGACGTTCTACTACGACATTGAATTGGAAAATGTAGAAGAAGCATTCATGGCTTTGACTGACTTAATCAACATCAACTATATTACAGGTAATGATTTTCCAGAGGTTGTAGTACGCATGGACAATGTTATGATTGAAGAACGTGCAGTTATTGGCAAAACAAAAGAAACGGTTAAATTTAAAACAAGTGGAGATTTGGTTCTTATTAAGTTTAAAGTTAATGAAGATTGGAACAAAGATATTGATACATTTGATACTGTAAGTGTTGTAGGAAATGGAACAATTAATGAGTTCTATAACTTTGGGACAAAAGAAATGACACGAACACCTCAAATTATTATTATGGATATTGTAAAGGATTGATATCAAATATTTATTTTCATAAGGAGAACAAATGAAAGATAAAGCATTCAGAAGAAAATGGACAATGTACTTGTTGAGTATTCAGTATGATGTAAGTGGTGCTGAAATTCCTGAAGAAGTATTACAAGAAGAGGCGGATCTAATTTTTGGTTAAAAGAACAAAGTTAATGTTTGACGGCATTGACTTTTTTTGATACAATGGCATTATAGAAATTAAGGAGATACAAATGGAAAAATACAATGTTAAATTGATGAACAACAAAAAAGGATATTTAAACTCTTTTAAAAACGAGCTAGGGGAAAAGTTCCTCTTCCTAGGGTTTAAAGAAGAAAGAAATAACTTTAAATCAGAGTTTACAAAAGAAGAGATAAAAGCGATTGATGAAAGATACTTGGAATTTATTGAAGAGATCTAAAGTTTATGTTTGACAAATATAAAGTATTTTGATAATATTGTTTTGTAGAAAGGAGGTTAAACAGTGGCAATAATAGCTTATAACCCTATGACGGAAGAAGAGCTGCACTTCAGTTATAGGCTCAATGTGCTAAGTATTTCGGACTTAAAGCTAATACAGTCATCAGGTGGATTGATAACGGTATGCCTGTAATTGAACTGCTGACAGACCTAGATAGAAACCAAGTGGAAATTGAAAAGCAAAGTAAGCTAAATGGCTTTGAATTATTTACGATAAATGAATGGAGTGTTTTTGATAATTAATTACGAAGACATGAAAATAGAAAGTTTTGGTGAAAAAAAATAAATGAAATTATTTAACAGAAAACCTAAGGACAAAATTAAAGTAGCAACAGCATTTACATTAAAAGGATTAACAAAACAAGTAATTCAATTAGAACAAAAAGGGTTCATTAAACAAGGAGAAATCCAAAGCGCTATGTTTGACGGAACGATTATGGCTTATAAGCAAGCAATGATTAAGAAAGCTAGTGAATAATATGTGTAAGAAACGCAAATACACAAAAATGGGCGCTTTATATTCAATAGTAAATGCCCAGCATAACAAAAAGAAAGCTGATAAGATACCAGTTAGAGCTTATTACTGTAAGTGGTGCAATTTATATCACTTATCAAGTCAGCAAAGACTAAATATAAAGACAGGAGTAATTGGATAATGAAAGATGAATTCACATACTACACAGTATCTTGGATATTGGAAAAAGAAATTAAATCACGTAAGTTTTATAATAAAAAAGAGGCTTTAAAATGGAATGAATTGCTTCCAGAAGAACAAAGATATGAAGTTAAAAAGCATACAGAAATAATTGAGGTTATAGCATAATGACAAACGAAGAATTATATGAAAGAATTACTAGCGTACTAAAAGAGCAAGGTATCGGAATGAATCAACTTGAGTTAAAAATTAAAGATGAGACAGGTACATGGCCTAAGTTACATACAACTAAATCACGCTTGAGTTTACCACATACCGTAGCGTTCCCTTATCTTACTATGTTTTTCAATGATGATGAAATGCACGAGCTTACACTTAAAAAAATTGATAGCGTAGGAGATAACGGAGAAGCGTTTGACTTACTAGATGAGATATTGTCTAGTTTAGAACCAAGCAAAGAATATCTATATAAGCAACGTTTGAAGCGTAGAATGCAAAGGGAGGCAATGAGATAATACTACACAAATATACGAGTGAGATAAACAGGTCAAAATATCCACGGTCGACAGCTAGAAAGATTGCTAACGACTTGAACAAAAAAGACCCTTTTAATAATTATCTAGTCAGCTTTGAGTTAGGATCTAAACGGTATATTATCGAAAAATTTGAAATTAAAGGAATGAAAAGATGAAGCGTTTTTACGTAGAAGAAGATGACAATGGCAAAGAGATTAAGCGAAAACTTACAACTTTTGCCAACGATGATTTAACACAGCTTTCAGATGATGAACTAGAAACATTATATTATGAATCATCTGCTCAATTTTTAGCTAAAGCAATGCACTTTATGAAGATTGAGAGCGAACTATTTTCAAGAAATAGTGTAACTGTAAGTGATGAAATTCTAATAAATGCTGGCAATAATATTATTGAAGCAATTAATCAGATAAGTAATTGAACCATGAAAAAGGAGAGTAATTATCTTTATTTTAACAGATGACACAACTAGAAGTATAGCGTTGATTCAATTCGCTCATAAAAGGGCGGATAAGGGCTTTTATGATATTGTGGCACAATTATATGAACAAGGGTTTAAAACGCAAGAGAAAGCAAAATATGAGCATATAAAGCAAGCTAAGGAGGAAGCAATTGAAGAACAACGAGTTAGTGAAGAAAATCAACGAAGAGCTGAAGCTGAAAAACAAGCCGAAGTTGACAGAATCGCAAGAGAACACGATGAGGAAACTGAACGATCTAATAATAGAGGAAGTCAGCATGTTAGTGAAAAAGATGAAATGACACCGAACATAGCAACTGCTTTAAATCGCGGATACAAAGTTCTAGGTTATGAAATAAAAAGAGCAAATATATAAAAACATTAAATTAAAAATAGAAAGCAGAATATCTTCAATTACAAAAGAAAACCACCAATTAAGGTGGCCTTTTTTATATTATTTTTTAGCAATGATTGGTTTGTCAATTCCGTTAGCTTGCATGAAACGAATATCAATAGGCGAACCTTTCCAATCGAAGTTTTTAAGGTCTTTGCCAGTTGTTTCTTTATAAGTTTTGCGAACGATTGCCAATTGATCTGGGTGTGATAGAGCGATAACTTTTTCGCCATTGAAGTAGTAAGTTGTTTTATCGCCATTTGTATATGTAAATTTCATTAAATCGTCGTCCTCTAATTCTGTATTTGTTTGTGTATTGTTTTGCCCTGTAAGGCGCTTGTTTAGTTCTGTGATAAAGTATGAGCGACAGCTTTCTACCGTTCCACCGTGAGCTTCTACTGAACGTCTAGGGCATGAAGTAGATGATAACTCTTGATGTAGCTTCACAGTATCATGATTAGGAGTTAGTCCCCATTGTTTCATATACTTAGCTACGTCATCTAGTACCGCTTGTTCATTTCTCAAGAACTGATTCAAATCTCCCTCTGATTGGCACACTTCCCAACTTGCATAATTTGCATTACCGTATGAGTTAGCACAATGGTATGCCATATTAGAGAAGTCGGAAGCCTGCAATCGTCCGTCAGAAGCAATGTAAACATGAGCAAAGCCCTCTTCTGGATCGTGATTAGGTAACCAACTATTATAAAAACTAGTTTTAGCACCGTTTGAACCAGCGTCATTGTGAATTACAACCCCAGTAGGGTTATAACCACGTACACCAGCATTAGTTATATTCATTCTTTTTTATCCTCCGTTTGTTCTTCTTCTGCTTCTGGAACACTTACACCGCTCTTTTTCATAAGTTTAACCAAACCGTCGAACATAGGACTGATTTTTGCGACCAAATAAATAAATTGCCCTACAAAGTACAATAAACCTACGTCAATCACAGTTTTGGCAATATCAGAAGTTGAGGGAGTTTGTGTAAAGAAGAAGACTGCATATAAAACCCACAGGGATAAAATAACCGTTAAGTCAATCACAAGTCTACGTTTGAAAGGTGGGTTCATTGCTTCTCTATCTTTTACCCATGTAGCGAAAAGAATCGCTAAAATTAAGATAGTCATTAAAATCATTCTAGTTACCATTTTGTTTTGCTTTCTATTTTGTTATTTAATAAAGTAACTTCCGTTACCACGTGGTGTAAGAGCGCTAGAACCAATACTTGCTCCCCACCAAGTAATACTGCCGTCTGGGTTTATGTCAATATGGAAAGAAGTATCTCTTCCAGCAAAATGGCCAACAAGACTTTGAACAGTAGCTGGACGAAAAGGTCTATCTACCCACGTTCCAGACATATTCCAGCCAGTTTTTATATTTGCTACACTACCAAAGAACCTAACAATTACTAAATCATTATTCTTTTTAGTAAGATGTAATCGCAAACCATTTCCAGCTTCAACTGTCAACGTTTGAACCGGAACATTGATTGAACCATTAAGTGATATATCATTTACAGAAATACTATCTAAAATACTAGTCTGAACAGTCGGTTGAGTGCTTGTTACACCAGTTCCTGAAGTCGTAACAATATCAAAACAAACTTTCAAAACGCCAGAACCGTTGTTTATATCAACACTGTTACTATTATTTGATGTTTCGGCTGATAGACTTACAGGGTTTGCTGTTTGTGTTAAGTCAATGTTTGCATGGATATAATTGACTGCATTACCTTTTAAGGCAACAGTTTCATTCAATAGTTCAAAATACCTACCGCCTGCAATGATTGAAGTGTTAGTGTATTGTACGTTGAGGGCAGTATTTATTGGACTTGTCCAGTCTTTGCGCCTAATCGTTCCGTAGTCCATTCCTGTCAACATCATGTATAGTTTTCCGTCATTATTAGAACCTACTGGAAACTCTGTACTATTTGGACTGAAAAACGTGAAGTTTTTAATTGTCATTTTTAACCTTTCTTGAAATTATTTTCGCTTTATCTAAAACTGGGTTATCAGTAATTGATAGCTCTAACAATCTAAATTTTCTACCGCCATAAGGATAACCACCAATTGATACAAATTGACCGACTTCGTACAAGAGCGTAGTTTCGATTCTAAGCGTGTTTTTACCATTATAGTACACTTTACCTTGCAATAGTTCTAAGTGGTCTTTACGAAGCTCTCTATGCCCTTTAAAGCTATCTATTCTATATTTGTCGCCATAAGTAGCAATATACTCATATAACATTCGGTTTGTCTCCACTTTCTACAAAAATAAGTCTATCATTGAACTCTGTTTTAACTCTATCTGCTATATATCCTGAATATAGCTTGCCCTCGTACCAAATATCTACTAAGTCATTAACATACAAAGTCAAAAGTTCATTTTGATTAAAGATTAACCTTGTGACGATTGTAGAGGGAGAAATTTCAACCTTAATAGTAGACAACGCAGGAGGGTTTCCGTGGTCATCTCTATCATAAAACAACGTTTTGGCTGTCCTTACATCTGGCAAGTCTGTTCCGTCTCCATGATAAGTGCTATAATCAATGACATCTCCGTTATTTTTTGCTATGTACATTTTAGGAGGGTCTGTGTAGTCATCTGTTGCTTTATTTTTAACGAACACAACAGCAAAATTATAAGCTGAACGTTCTACTATTGTTTCGGTTTCTACTGCCACACTTTGCTTAATATCTACCCTTGTCGTGATTCTTTTTCTATTCCAGTTTCTTGAAGCAAAGTTAATGAATAACAAGTTTCTAGGGTCTGTTTCAGATGGAGCGTGTTGAATGGTTGTAGTTGGTTGAAATTGAACCTTGGAAAATATCCTTTTTGCTACATCATGAGCTGATGAAGTTTCCGCTTTACGATTAATTGTAGCCTTTCCAGCAAAGATACTTGAATTAAAGAAATAACCATAACTCATTAAATTATTTTTATTAGGGTCAATTAAATAATCAACGATAGCGGAGTTTGTCGTTTTAGTTATTGCATTAGGAACGTCTAGGTTTTCAATCATTGCCCAAAAATAGTTCTTTAACGTAGCTTTATTACTTTCATCTACATCTGTCACAAGGTAAACCATATCTAAATTCAGCTTTTTCTTTTTACCTAGAGCTTCCTCAATTGGAACAACTTCAGGAAAAAGAATTTGAACAATATCGCCAACTTCTACCGAAACGGTCAATGTAGCTGATGAAGTGTAGAGGTAGCCTGTTTCCCACAATTCATAGTTAATAACTTGACATCTTGATTTAGGTATCGGAAGACCTCTTTTGTCTTTTTTACCGTTAGGAAGAATAAAGTCAGATACATTATAGTAGTTAGGGTTAAAGTTATCATAAACATTAGCTTCTAACATTAAACGAAGTCCGCCTTTCTCTTGATTTTAAACTCTGCCTTACTTAAATTAATTAGCTCCATTTGACCTTTTTCAATTATACGAGTTCTGTATCGCTCAAAGTCCATTACAGGGAATAAGTTTAGTGCAGTTGTACCCTTCCAGCCTTGATAAGTTTCGTCATTTACATCTGTATTAATTAAAATATAATCTTGTACCTGTTCCGTCTTAAACACAATTGCAGTATATTCGTTTCCAATATCGTCTAAAAATCTAACTCCAGCAGGTGTTTTAGGAAGTTTCGGATATAGTATTCCAACAAAACTAAATACTTCGTCTTTTATATCCCAACGACTTAAACGTTCTATATTTGTTTCTCCATAATAAGTGTAAGAAGTTCCTTTGACATATTTATAGTTTCCTGGTGCTGTTCCACCATAAATTTTAGATTTACCAGCGATAACTTTACCATTTTGAATCATGTCAAAAGTTAGATTTTCGTAAGTGTACCACTTTGTGATTATATCAAATGTTATCTTTTCGCTAAAAGTTCCGTTTTTACCATAACCCTCTGTCTTTGTAACTTCTGCTAAAGCTAAATCAGCATACACCTGAAAAATCTCTGTTTGGTATTCAAGTGTAACGAACTTTTGGTTAAGAATATCATTTACGAAGTCTTTCATTAATTGATAATTTTCTTCTAAAGTTTCGCCAAACGTTTCTAATTTGAACTCTATTTGAGGTTGAGTGATTGAGCGTGTTCCCATTACTCCGATACCGTTACTTTGCCAAATATTATTAGTTGATTGTAACCCTAAATTAGAGGGCTGATAAAATCTAACTTTTCCATTTGTGACGTCCCAAACTTTATCATCTATTCCGTCTAAGTTGGTATGTATTTTGTACTGTCTTACCATTAAGCCCTCCCTAGTTCAAATTCTCGTCTGATTGCTCGTGCTAAGTTAGAAACATCTTGACCAGCACCGCCTTGTACGTTAAATGTGTTATATGTTCTGTTATCGCTTGATACGCTATTAGTGCTTAAACCGTAACCGCTAGAAGATAAGTTGACATCTGTTAAGCCTACTACCATAGAACCTTTGAATAGTCCGCCAACTTTACTTGCAACCCAATCAATTGAACCTTTGATATTTTTAATTGTATCTGTTACACCTCCAAGAACGCTGTCTATTGTATCTTTGACTCCTCCAAATATTCCGCTAAAGAAGTCGCCAATGCCACTAAATACTCCTGTTATTGCATCCCAAGCATTAGAAGCAAATTTACCAAAAGTCTCGAATACTCCGCTAACTATATCTTTAGCACTGTTAAACACATCCCCAAAGAAGCTACCGACTCCGGTAAATACACCTGAAATTGCTCCCCAAGCGTTTGAAGCAAAGCCACCAAGAGCGCTAAACACTCCGCTAACGACACTGCGAACAGCGTTAAATATGCCACTAAAGAAGCCTGAAACTGCACTCCATATTGAGCGAACTACTCCCCAAGCGCTAGAAGCAAAACTTCCGACTGCGCTGAACACTGATGATACAACTCCTTTTACAGCGTTAAATATACCGCCAAAGAAGCCAGCTACTGCATTCCATACGCCAACCAGTACATTCCAAGCGCTAGAAGCAAAGCTACCGATTGCGCTAAATACTGTTGAAACTACTGAACTAACAGCGTTAAATATGCCACCAAAGAAACCTGATACTGCACTCCATATACCAACAACTAATTTATAAGCACCGCGAATAATAGCCAATATAAGTTGGAATGCTAAATTAATTACTGATCCAACTAACCCAAATATAGATTGAAAGAAACTAATTAAAGGTTGGAAAGTTGTAACGAACCAGTTATAAGCGTTTGTCACTAAAGAAGCAATGGTTGTAAATACAGTTGTAACAACATTTACTATTCCGTCCCATAGCCCTGTGAAGAACCCTGTAACTCCTGCCCATGCTGTTTGAATTCCAGTAACAACAGTCGTCCATAAGGTAGTAAAGAATGTTGTTATTCCGTTCCAAATATTTTGAATACCTTGCACAATTCCGCTGAACCAATCAACTAAGCCTTGCCAGATACCTTTAGCTCCGTCAACTGCTCCATTCCATATATCAGCAAACCATTGACCAATACCGCTAAAGAATGAAACTATACCGTCCCATGCACTCTTCAAGAAGTCCACGAAACTAGCCCAAGCCTTTTTACCTGTTTCGGTTTGAGTGAAGAAATAAACTAAACCAGCAACAATGGCTGCGATCGCTATGCCAAGAGCAACAAATGGGTTTATAGCCATTACAGCATTGAAAGCGCCTTGTATAGCTGTTCCAATTTTAACTATGTTATTATAAAGTTCAATCGCCTTAACAATTCCATTAATGACTTTTAAAGCTACGAATGCACTAGCAAGAACTACTAAAGTTCCTTTTAAAGTATCCATTGCGCTTTTACTTTCACTAATTTTTTTCAGAAAATCAGCTATTTTTTCAGTAACTTCTGAAAATTTACCAGCAAATACAGCTATGCTCTTTGCTACGTTATCTATACTTGTTGCATTTTTTGTTGTTTCTGTATTTATTCCAAGAAATGAATTTATGACGTTCCCTATAATAGAAACTATGGAATCAAATGCACTTTTTATGTTATCCCAAGCCTCTAAAAATGCTAAAGTGGCTGCATTTTCTTGCAGTTTTTGAAACAAGTCTTGGAAATACTTAACTACATTTGTTACAGCTTTACCAGCACTTTCGCCCCAGTCAGACATCTGGTCTATTAAGCCACTAATGATAGGTGTTAAAGCGTCAAGTGTAGGAAGTAACGCTAGTGATAATGTTTCATTGAAACTATCCCAAGCGTCACCAATAGTAGTTACTCCTCCACCACCTGCTTTACCAAGTTTCTGCATAGCCTTATCCAGCATTTCAACCGATATAGCACCCTTTTCACTAGCGGCAGCAAACGAACCATACTGTTTTAACGCTGGGTTCATTTCCATAACAGTCGATTTAAGCGCTGAACCAAGAGCTGTGTTATTATCTGTTAGCTGATTGATGTTTTCAGCTGTGACTTTACCACTTGCTGACATCTGACCGTAAGCCTGAACTACACCTTTTAATTGTTCGCCAGTACCACCAAATGCTTGGTTAGCTTTTACTAATGCTTCCGTTTTACCAACTGCTGATTTAGCAGTATCTCCCAAACCAATGAACGTTGTCGAAAGTTTTAAAGTATCTTCGGTATTTGCATTTGTGTCTTTAGCAAGATTCTGCATAGATTTGCTTACATAGTCAAAGTCTTGTCCGTTGCCTTTGAACTTCATTGTATTTTTCAATGAAATCATGGCTTTTTGAGTATCCATTGCGTCAGATACCCAGCCTTTTAAGCCATTACCGACAGCACTAACAGCACTTGCACCGATTTGTCTGAATGCACCAACAGCAATCTCTCTAAGACCGCTAAAGCGTGACTTCATGCCCTCAATTCCGCTATTAACGCCTTTAGTATCCATTTTAGCGTCAATGTTCCAAGAGCCTGAACTAATAGCGCCCTCGACTTGCTTAATTTCGCCCTCTAGCCTATTAGCTTGTGTTTCTGCTGTGCCTAAATCTCTAGTAAGTTGTAGCCATTTCTTTTGACCTGCTGGAGAGCTTTTATCTACAGTAGCAAGCTCTTCTTTTAATTTTGTTGCTTTGTCACGTGATAAGCCCAACTGCGTTTGTAAGTTCTTCTGCAATTGTGACATTTTGCTGGTATTTGTGGGGTCAAGTTTTAGAGCTTCACGTAAGTTTTTAGCTTCTCCTCTAAGCCCTGACATTGCGGTGTTAACGCCTTTAAGTGAGTTCTCGAATTTCGTTGTATTACCGTATATCTCGACCTCAAATGTTGCATTACTTGCCATTATATACCCTTTCTTTTACGCCTTTTCTCTTTTTCTTTTTCCTCTTTCTTTTTCTCTGCAATAAGTTCGATTATTTTATAAACAAGTTCTAGTTCCATTTCCATGAACTGTGTTATATCAATTTCATTATTGCCCAAAACAGTCAAAAGTTCTAAAGTTTTATTTTCCCTTACAGTATCTTTCTTTTTCTTAATCAATGAACTAGAAGAAAAGAAGACCATTTCGTCTTCCGTTTCCTCTTTTTCTTTAATAAAAACAGTTTTACAGAAGATATTGATTAACTCGTTAGTTGTAGGAAGCTTTGTTTTATCGTCTAAGGCGTTTTGCAGTCCTCCGTTACAATCTACCCAAAGTATCAACAACTTGTCTGTAAAGCTCTCCATTTGCTCTGTAAAGTCATCAGGAATATACCCAGCGACAAAAGAATTTTGTAGGTCTGCAAAGTCTTTCAAATCTGTAATAAAGTCCGAACCAGTTAGTTCTAAGTATCTAATTGCATGTTTTAAAATCATTTACAGTCCTTTCAGCTCATTAAATCTCTTTCTGCCACAGTTCGACAAGTTCTTTAAGTCCTTTACCGTCAGTATCGAACTCAAAGCTAGAACGGAAGTCAGAGAAGTCACTTTTAGCTTTTACAATGTTATCTTGAAAAAGAGCCAAGTATAGACCATATTGAACGAACTCCATTACATCAGTAATTTCTCCGTCTTCTTTTTTAAGCTCTGTATCCATTGCTTTTTGTTGCTGGAAAAGGTCTTTACCTGTAATCATTTTAAATTTACGTGCTGTACTCAATTGTTTTGCCATCTTATTTTATATTCCTTTACTTATTTATTAAACAGCCTCGCCAGTTAATACTGTATCAGGTTGCATGATGAATAAACCAGCTTCCATTTTCTTAGCGAATTCTTTTGCTTGGTCTCCCCAAATTTCATATTCAATAGCAGGTACTTTTTTATCGCCATTCAAATAAATATCTGACTCGGTCGCTTGTACTTTCAAAGTCCATTGGATAGGGTCTACACCGTCTACTGAATCTGTTTCTGATTCTTTTGTTGCTTCTGCTGTTGGTCTCAAATTTGGATAAACGACCACACGGTAACCGTCAATAAATTCTCCTGTAACTTTATCACGTTTGCGCCCTTTGATAAGGTACTGAACACATTTCGGTTTCCAATTACCAGTAGGAGACCAACCTAAGCCATTTGCTGTTCTTTGTTGACCTAAGATATCCTCTTTAAGCGCTTGGTCTGTTTGAATGAATACCATTTCGCCTTGAAGTAAGGTAGCACCTTTTTTCACTCCATGGTCTGGCACGTCATCAGCTGGATAGCTGTTAGTCTCCGCTTGGTCTTCCATTGAGCCAACTGATACTAAACCAGTTACAATTTTATGGTTAGTAAACTCTGGTTTTCCGTTACTTCCCTTGGCCATGTCAGCTACGATTAGAGCTTCATTACCAAAGAAAATCTCACGTGAATTATAATCTAATTTCATTTTTTATTTTCCTTTTTATATTTTTATGCAGTACGTTTCCAATAATATATTGTTGTTGAACCGATTACTGCTGAACCGATATTTTGCCATGTCCCAGTCGTATAGCCGGACGATGAACTTGAACTATTTGAAATTACCGAACCAACTGGATGCGCCTGAGCATAATCTACACCCATTACAGACGGTTTAAGTAAGCCAGTAGCACTATCAATTGATACCAATCCCATTGGCAACCACTTATAATCAGAACTTTTCTTATTAGGTTTAATGGTATTGCTAAAACCTACATACTTCGGATGGTCTGCAACTGTGACTTCTCTAGCTGAGGGCATGTATGGAGTAGCGGTTGAACCCTCTTCCCACTTATGACCAGCAGTCCATACTGCTGGATTTGTACCCAATGTTGAAATATTATAGCTTACAGCGATTACATCACTTACTTTTATATCTTTAGCTGAAAAAGTAATTGAATCTCTTGTCCAACTAAAAGCAGAATCCCAAGTTTTTTCTAGGCTATGCTTTTCTACCCCATTAATAATTACAACTCTTGTAAATTTAGTACCTATACCAGCCCCTTTAACAAAACCAGAAAATGTGTAATCGGAATTTTTGGAAACTGTAAATATTTTAAAAATACCGCCCCATTGATCAGTTCGTTTTTTAACCGTCAAGCCTTTATATGTTCCGTCATCAGTCGAAAGTTCTGAATATGCCCAATGACCACTAAAATCTTTAGTACCGTCTATCAAGTTCAAATTAGGATAAACAGTTGTGAAGTCTTCCGTACCGTCTGCGCTGTTGGCATAGGCAATTGTGTTTATAACTCCGTCACTTGTTGAAGTACCTCCGTTTGCGATTGGAAGCACACCTGAAACTCCAATATTAGTTGCATCAGCAGTCCCGTCAAAGTCTTGAAATGATGAGGATTGAAGATTTACCCCAAGTTTTCTAGCTGTTGCCAGTTTACTTGCACTAACTGCATTGCTATTAAGTGGTAAACTGTTCGCTTGTGCTTCGGTAGCCTTTGCCATTGCATTTTTGGCTTCACTTTCAGCTTTATTTGCTGTTTCTTGAGCAGTTGTTACATTTTTATTTGTTGTTGATAAATCTGATTGTTCAGCTTTTGTTGAAATTGCAATACCTTGTTTATCAACGGTAGACTGTAAGTTGTCTAAATCCGTTTGATTGGCTTTTGTTGAAATGGCTGCCGAATGGTCATTAACAGTATGCTGTAAACTTTCTAAATCAGTTTGATTAGCCTTAGGGGAGTAATCTCCGTTACTCATAAGAGAAATATTACTTGTTAAAACCTTTACTGAATTTATTAGTTCAACTACTTCTGATTCACTGGCGTTACTTGCGATTGCATCTAATAGCGATTTTATAGTGACTAAATTTTCAGGACTAATACCAAATGCTTCTACTTCATTTTTTAGCTCTGTCATTGCACTTTGTAAGCTAGTCATATCAGCTAGATTTGCCTTAAGCTCAATATTGCTCTTGTTTGAATCAGTTTGAGCATGTAAGTCATTCAACTCACTACGCAACACTTGTGGCATTTTTTCTAATAATAATTTCGTAAAATCATCAATATTATTATTTATTTCTTGAGCTAAATCAGAAACAGTAGAACTGTCTGATATAAATGTAAGATTCTTACTGACAATAACTTGCTCTTTGTCTTTATTGAGAAGTATTAAGTTCGCTTCAATAACTCCTGTCGCTGTCATTTCGGTAGGAATTACCAAAATAAATTCTCCCTTAGCTAAGTCCTTAGGAGGGATCATAACAAAACCAGAATTACTACTATTAGTGTATTGATATGTAAGTTTTAATGAATGACCAGTTAAATCAATTTCAGTTCCGTTATCAACTATTTTAATTAATAACGTTCTAGCATTGACATCGCCTTGCATTATTTGTATTGGCTGGGGAAAGTCTTTGTTGACTGTGTCCCACAAAATCGTTCTATTTCTAAAATTATCTAAACTCATTAAAAAATACCATTATTGTTAATTTCAATCAAATGTAATTAAGCCACTTTCTACTTTTATAATTTCATTGAATTAGCATAATTAGCGCCTTTTTTCAATGTTGTTTTAACGTCTTGCATACCTTTTTTTTCAACTAAGAAGTACATGCCATGATAACCGCTGGTGTAACTAGCCCTAGTACCTGCATTAACTACTACTTTATCGCCTTTTTTAACTTGCTTTAAGTTACTTGACAATTGACCAGTATTTTGGTATCTAGCATAAGTATAGGTGTGACCATGACTTCTGATTAATCTAGTTCTTCGGCTTGCGCTATTTGCTTTCGCCTTAAACTCTGCTTCAAACCAATCGCCCATGCGTTCTGTTACTTTAGTTTGCATTTCTTTAGCTATGCTTGATGTATTAAGCAAATTTACTGCCATGCTTGACCACCTGCACCACAAGGCAAATAAACAGTACCAGTATAATTGTACAAATGGCTATTCTCTGACCAGTTTGTCATATTCCAACCGTTTTGCAAAACATTTCCGACTAGTCCTACAAGTTCATCGTCAACATCTTTAACAGATAAAACAACTTGATAATAGTAACCCATGACAAAGCTCGTATTATCCATTTTAAGCACCTTTGAGTCACTAAGTGACAAATATACCGTCTTGTCTTCTATCGTGTCCTTAACGCCTAAAATAACGTCATTTAAAGGCATTGTAAGTAAATTGTTGTACCAATCTATATAAGAATCAAATTCCATTGCTTACTACCCCCTCTAAAATCATCTTGTTATTCTTAGGGTTTCTTTCCCATGTTGTACGCTTGAAAGTTTCGCCTTTTTCGTCCAAGAAATAGTTGAAAATCAAGTCTTCCATTTCTCCGATTCCGTTAAGCTCATACCGTACATTTTTACCAAGTCCAATCATAGAAAACTCATCAAGCCTTGACTGACTAATTCTCTGTTTGACTGCTGGCAAAGTGATAGGCTTTATAACATTGTCTTCCGCACCGTTTTTCTTCTTAACAGTCGTCTCTACTTGCAATGTAACTTGTGAAAATATCATCAAATACCTCCATAATACATTAACTCTTGCAAAGAAGCCAAACGTTTCATTTCAGCGTTTCGCCATTGTTCTGCTGGTTCATCAACAATATTAAGCCGACAATAACAAGAAATAAAGTCTTTAACTAATACGCTTGTTTCGTCAGCTTTAATACCATTTTTTTCTAGCAATTTAATAGCTATTGAACGGAATAAGATAAGTTTACTATCATAAGCTGTTACTAAAATCGGAATACCACAATAGACCTTAATATAATCTATCATTTACTTCCTCCATTTTATTCTTATGCTACTGTAATTACTGCACCAGCGTTATAAGTTTCAACGTGTCCGCTTGTTAGTGTTTCAACCAAAATCATGTTGCTATTAGTTTTCCATTCAAAGGCATCAACTTTTGTAAGGTCTTGCATGTCAATGTGATATTTTTGGTCTACCAATACAGTAGGTTTAACAGCTTTTGAACCTGTATAGACAATAATTTCATCTACTCCAACTTCAGAAGCAATTTCAGTATCATCATTTTTAATGCGAACGTTAGCATTTGCAGTTGCTTGACGTAACTCATCTAACAAGGCTTTACGGTCTTCTGTTTTAACAATCAAATAACGACGTCCAGCAGTAGGGCGAACAAAGTCAACCGCTTCTTCAATAGCGTCAGCAAATGGAGTTTTGCCAGCTGATTTGGCTTTTGTAGTAATTTTTTTGATTTTTTTGACGTCTGCTTCTTTTTCAATTGATTTAAAACCGTTTGTTCCGTCACCCTCAACAAGAGCAAGGTCAACAATTTTGTTTACAATAGCTTGTGTAAGTTCTGCTACAATCAAGTTGTAAAGTTCAGAATATGACATTTGAAGTCGTTTAACACGTTCAGCAAGTGATTGCAATTTATAAACCATTACAGGTTCGAGAGTATCAATAGTGAGTGTGGCTGCCTGCTCTGTTTTTGTTTGTCCGTCTTTGTGGACTTGGGCTTCATTAGCTGAATCAAATGAGCGTGATACAAGCAAAGCACCAACATTTGTAACGTGGAATACTTTGAATACTGGGTTAGTATTTAGCAAAGCTGTGTTAATTGATTCAACTAATTTGCGTGGAAGTTGGAAAGTTGTGTCTGTGATAGTTACACCATTTTCAGCAAGTTTTGCGCTCCAAGCGTTTTTAATTTCTGATTTTCCAGAGTTCTTTTTCAATACATCAAAAAATTCTGTTACAGCGTTTTGTGATTCAATAAAGTTTGTCATTTTATCTTTTCCTTTTGGTTTTTCTTCCTGTGCGTTAAGTTCATTCTCAATTTTGATAATTTCAATTGAATTTTCTGAAAGTGTTTTTTCCAATTCTTGTACTTTTGGCAAGTCTTCAATTGCATTTTTTACTTCAAAGCCACTAATTTGAGATTTTAAAGATACATTATTTTCTTTAAGTTCTGCCAAGCGGTTCTGTTTTTCAATTAAATCAGGTTTATTCATATTTCTTTTTAATATCCTCAATTTCTTTCAAAGCGTTACGGCTTTCAATAATTTTGTTGCGTTCTTCTGTGAGTTCTTCGCCTAAGGCATTTTGAATAAATTTTGCGTTAGGGTCTGCTGGTACTGAAACAAGAGAAATCTCTTTAAACTGTGCTTTATTTACAACTAGAGCGTCATTATCATCAAAAGTATAATCTGTAATATAATAGGCAATTGATAGTGAATCAAACGCGCCATTTTCCACAGCCTTATTAATGTTTGGTGCATTGTCATAAAGTGTAAAGTCAGTCAGGTATTTATTAGTAGCTAAATCATAGTAAACCTTTGCGTCCCCGATGACTTCGCTAGAGCCAGATCCATGTTCATATAGCAATGGATATCGTTCTCTAGCAAACTCAATGCAGTTAGGTGTCAAGATAATACCGTTACGATTCTCTACACCAACTTCTGACCCAATACCTTGGAACGACTTAGAACCGTCCTCGTTTTCAGTTACTTTAATTTCAGCACTATTGGTTATTAGTTTCATCTGTGCTTGTTACGTCCTTTCTATTGCCTTGTAGGTCACTTAGATTTTTAACAGCAACTGCATTAAGGTTAGCTATGTAAACATCTCCACCCTCGATTGGTTGCTCGCCCATTTTAACAAGAAGCTGATTCTGTGTAAAAATAGGCCCATTAATATTTTCGTGATACAAGTCAATTAATTCTTTCAAAGTTGCAAACTTAAATAGCTGGTTATCTACGATTATGCGTTCATAATATAAATTATCCTTAACTACTCGTCTGCGGTTTGTTGAAATCAGTTTATAAGTCAGTTCCTTTTCAAGTTGAATCAGTAAAGGAATGATAGTAGAGTTATAAAAATAAATTTGCTGTTCTTGTGAAGCTGTACCAAGCAAAATATTTTCATTCATAAAGTAACCTGTCAAAAGTTCCGATTTAATAAGGTCAATTTCATCTTTGTTTAAAACGGAATAATCTTTTTTAAGTTCTACAATTTCTGTCTTGTTATCAACTGGCGTCAAACCGTTGTAACTAGAACCCTCTTGCATGTTCTTTATTGTTGCTAGTGCTTTTTCTCGATACTCCTGTGTATTATCAATATCAAGAAAGGCATTAATTTTCAATAAGCCACGCAATTTACCTTGTTCCAGCTTAGTTTGAATACTAGCTAGAGCATTATCTAAAATACTTGTATCCTCATTGATATAAAAAGGACTGATAAGCCTTACTAATTCTTCAGGTTTATACTCTTTTTTATCGTTAGCAAATAGTAGGTCTAATAGATCTCCTGTTTCACTATCAAATATAGGGTACAGGTCAACATAGCGCGTGCTTAGCAACTTTTTAATTACTTTCTGCCAAAACTCCATGCTATTGTGTTCGCCCTTAGAACTCCAGTTTAGAACCTCGTCTAAGTCAGAACCTGCCATACTAATCAAAGTATCAGAACCAACATCAGACTTTTTATATTTAACATGATTAAATTCTACTTTTGTTATTTCGTTAGCTATTTTATTATGAATGTTAGTCACAAAGGCACTTGTATATTCTACCGCTTCATTTTGCCACGCTGTGACTCTTTGAGTATCATTATTTAGTTTTCCACGTGAAAATGTTACCACTTTTCCGAATAAGTTCAATTTTTCCCCTTTCTACCATAAACTTACGCCTTTCCCTCGTTTATACTCGCCTGTTTTCTTGTTATGGCAAGACTTACAAAGGAGTTGTAGGTTATCAGGGTTCAGCGCTATTTTCCAATCATCAAGATTTTCCCAAGTTAGTTCTATAATATGGTCTACTTCGTATTTTTTAGCACCGAATGCGCCACATCTTACGCAAGTCATTTTGTCACGTTGTCTTACATAATCACGGACTGCCAACCATTCTTTTTTATTGTACCAGCCACTTTCTCGGACTGTGTCAACGTTATACTTCATCTGACACCGCCATTTCTAATGCCATTGTCAAAGCAACAGTAGGGTCAATTTTATCTTTTTCAAGTTTTTTAGTATACATATAGTCCCCACTTTGTCCGATTTTAACAGCAGTATTATTTAAAGCCCATTGCATAACTTTTTGGTTATGGATAAGTTTATTTTCGACTAGCTTAGATTTTAACAGCTTGATATAATCATTCATTGAGAAACCTTGTCGAATTGCTCTTTGGTTATCTCCGTCTTTATCAAAGAAGTAACGCTCAATCAACCCTTTTAAAATTTCGTAGCGTGCTGGGTCATATCCGATTTTTCTAAGTCTGCACCCTGTTTTGGTTCTAAAGTCATTAATATATGGTATTAAGTCGTTTACATTGATGTATTCCGTATCAAGTAAGATTAATTCCCCTCTGTCAACAAATTCAGTCCACAACTCTTGTTGTTCTGTGTCTAGTTGCTCATATTGAGACCGTACAGAGAAAGTAAGTGTATGACTGTAAGTTTTACCCTCTAACTCACAAACGAACGACACAGCGGTTAAATCGCCAATTAAGGATAGGTCAATTCCGACATAAGTTCTATTTTTATTAAATACAGATAAGTTAAATTCTGTTAGTTTAGTGTCTTGTGGAGTGAAGTAGTAAGCTGTGTCCTGCATAGGCAAGCCCATATTAAACGCTAAGAACTTATTCTGTAACGCTGGGTCGCCTTGCGCAAGTTCATACTCCTCAATAACTCCTGACCACTTAGGAACATGACCAATAAGAGGTAATGCCATAGTCCAATTCTTTTTATCTTTGACCTGCTCATGATTTTCTAACATGTAAAGCAATCCGAACGACCTATCATTGTAAAATTCTTCTTCTGATTTGAAGCGTTCAACAAGTTTATCATATAAACCGTCTCGTTTAAGTCCGCCAGAAGTGATATAAATACTTTGCCAGTTATCTTGTTTTTGTCGTGAACCTTTATTGACTGATTCTGTTATATCTTCGCCATAGGTATGAACTTCATCAAATATATTAAGGGAACTGTTACCACCTTGCGCTCGTAAAGTATCATTTGTTTGCTTTTTGAAAGTGGTTTTAAAAGAAGTGAATTCTAGCCCTTGTTTTGTACTCTTGAAAATTTTGTTTTCATTGTACACTCTTAAAGTATCACTTGCTTCCGTTTGATTCCGAACTTGGTCAAATACGTGTCTAGCCTGTGTATTATCGTATGCAATAACTAAGCTCTCTCCACCATATTGTCCGCCTAAAATCATCCAGTTAAGCACGCGCGTAGCCATTAAACTAGACTTACCTGATCCACGGCCTAAATTAAGAAAAATCTCATTAATTAGGTTGACTTGAACGCCTTTTTCATCAACCATATCATAGCCTAACATTAACTCATACCACCATTTTTGTGTTGGAAGTAGCTCGATTTTCATAAGGTTGCCAGTAGTTAGATAGAAGTTGTCTTGTATCCATTCAACGGCTTGAGTAACACGGTCATAGCGATAAATATACTTGTTATGAATGCGAATCTGCTTCTGAATAGTCTTGCGAATGTACTTATTAATAATAATGCCGTTTTCTTTGTTGTATTCCAACATTTTATTCAAATAATACATTTATTCAAACCCTTTCGGTGCTTCAACTTCTGGTGTTTCGTACTTACTTAGCTTATAGTCATCAAGTTCTTCAATTTTAGCCTTAAGGTCATGAGCGCTTGATTCTTCCTGTTGTAATCTCCGCCATTCAGTGGGGTTATAAAGTTCAGGGTTTCCAGCCTTAGCAACCATCATTGCTACTAAGCTATCTTTGTCCAGCTCTTTTTCTTTAACCTTTACTTTTTCAACGTTTCCATCAGCGTCGTAGATTGTTTCTGTTTCTTTTAGCGTTCTGACTGTCAGTTTGCTCGCTAAGGCACTTTCGGCTAGTTCTAATAGATTTCCCCTAGCAACGCTTTTAGCTTCGTCATACGCCTTTATATTGTCATCTCGCCACTTTCTAAAAGTTTTAGCAGAACAATGCAAACTGGTGTAGATTTCTCTGTCATTACAGCCTGATTCAATTTTATCAATGATTTGACTAAAAAGCGGTTCTTCATACATCTTAGGTAAAATTGTGGGTCTGCCGCCGTTTTGTGTTTTCATATTGTCCTTTCTTTTAAATGTGGTTATATCGTTTAAAGCTTATATTTTCGTTCCTGTGAGCGTTAAGTTAATTAGACTGGAATTATATCGTTATGATATAAACACACTCATACGAGCCAAAATATGACCATATAGCCCTATAATTTCCTTTTGCTTTGAGATTTAGCAAGATTTAGCAAGATTTAGCAAGATTTAGCAAGATTTAGCAAGATTGAACCAGCTAAAACTTTTCTTTTTGATTTTTTGGGGGATTCGCAGCCACAAAGGACTCCCGGCTGCGAAT